TGTCTACCAAATAAATTAGCTAAAGCACTTGCCCTTTCAGATTGAGATCCTAGCTCGGTTATACCCTTGGCTGTATCACCCAAAATGTCATCAAAAGAACGCATAGCACCAGTGTTATCTCTAAGCTCAACACCTAAATCTTTAAATATATCTGCTTGCGTTTTTAGACCTTTATCGGCATCACCAACACTTCTAGCAAATTTAATTAAAGCTGTATTAGCTCCTTCAATAGTAGTTCCAGATTCCCTAGCTGCTAAATGAAATGCTTGTAATGTATCTGTAGCAATACCAGTTTGTGTTGAAGTTTTACCAATAGCATCTACAGCCTGAAAAGATTTATCAACTAAAACTGCTAAAGCAGTTGCAGTAGCACCAGCAGCAAGACCAATTCCAGCTACGCCTTTTGCAGCACCAGCACTTGCACTACCAATACCTTTTAAACTATTTGTAAGTTTATCAAATACTGCTTTAGTTTTATCAACAGCCGATATTTCAATTTTAACTTTTTTATTTGCCATTATTCCTCTTTTCTTCTGCTAGTTCCAAATACGCTATCCAACCTTGATATTCTTGAACACTAATGCCTTGAAGTTCCTCTAAGGTTTTTCCAAGTTTTTCTGCTAGTGCATATTGCACATATAAATTAGTGTCCTTTGCTATTTTTTTTTGACATCCTCAATAGGCTCTTGTCCCATAATTTGTTGGGCTACATTTACTAATATTTCGCGATCAACACTATTTAATAAGGCATTTTTATCACCTAAATCAAATAATTTTTCTCCATTATCATCAAGTGCTTTGTATATAAGTACATAAGCCATCATAGTTAGATCATCTTCTTTACTCATTTTATAAAGTTTAGAAGTTTCAGCTAACGTTAATGGCTTGCTGTAAATTTTTAAGGGCTTATCATCCTCACCCCATTCAGCCACCTCAATTACTCTTACATCTTGATCCTCAAAATGCTTCTTTGCTCTCTCTATAGCACTCATGGTTATACTGTCGCTGTAGTTATAACGCCAGTTCCCTGAACGCTTATACTTGCTTCAACCATTCCATCAAATGAACCAGTAATAGTTTTACCTGTTACTAATGCAGTTCCGCTATAGTATGTATCGCCTGAAGTTGCTCCTTCTGGATAAAATACTAAAGTTACACTTGCACCTGGAGTCAATGCTACTTGGCCTGCTGTATCTGTCTCATCCCAGAAACAATCAACACTTCCACTAAAAGTTGTTAGACTTGGCAAATATGTTCTTGCTGCATCTCCCATTTTTGTAGTTTCAATAGTATCTGCTGATTCCTCTAAAGAATAAGATTTAACTTCAGCTATAGTTGCACTTCCAACTTTAACTAAACCTTCACTTCCTTTATGTGTTGCCATTCTTTATACCTCGTCTTTTTTATTTTGTTTTGAAGAAGATTTTATTGTTTGGGCTGCTTCTTCTTTCCAACCCTTCTCTTTTAGATACGCCACTTTATGTTCTGGAGCATCTATAGAATCTTTGCCATTTGGACTAATCATTTTCATAATATATTCCTTGTTATACTGCCACGTCTGGAGCTTGTTCTTTGACGTAATAGTTGGTTAAAAAATTAAGGGTAGCTGTTGCCAATGGAGCTTCCCCTTCCGCATTAAAATCAATTTCAGTTGACTCTAAAAAGCAATCTTTAGCCAATCCATTTAATGTAGGATCAGCAGCTATAGCTATTTCAACTTCTTTTGCTGAAGTGTCTATAGTGTCGTCAAAATTGCTTGTAGCCTTTACATAAATTTCTACAGCTACAATTAAGTTTCTGCTAGATAATCTATTTATGCCTATTACTTCTGGAGAAGAATCTTCAGATTTTGTATAGACCAATAAAGCTGGTGTACCGCCAGTAGCTAATGGATATACCCTTGATTGATATACTCTGTTACCAGTAGTTGTTAAATTATTAAGAGTAGAACCAATCTGCTCTCGTATTTGCTGTCTTACATGATTAGCCATTATATTTTTTCTAGCTCCAATGCTGTAAAACCTGTTCTATCACTTTGTATAGAAACTATTGTGTAATTTGCTGCTGGACTTAATGTATTGCCCTCAACATCTTTAATTGCTGATACTTGTAACGTATTACCATGAGCAATACTTGGAACGTCAATTGATCTGCAATATGCAATTGGTTGAGTAGCTTCAATTGCCACTTCTAAACCTTCTTGCTCTATAAACTCATTGTTTAAAATAATATTTATAGTTGTAGCAGTACCGCCACTATTAGTAAAAACGCAACTTACGCCATGACCATAAGAGATATCAAGATAAGCAGACATATCTTCTTCTGTTTCCATTAAATATTGACTCATAATTATTGCAGTGCCAGAACAAGCTGTACCATTCCTACATTATCTGGTTGTGCATTAACTACAACGAAATCTGTTGATGGCGTTAATGTTGAGCCATTGTTTGTTGTTATTGCATTTACAGTCAATTTATCGTCAATACTTATATAAGGTACGTCTGTTGCCTTCACAAAAGCTACTGGCTGATATCCTTCCACACCTACAGTTTGACCATCAATATTAAAATAATCTTGGTCAATAATAATATTTATATTTGTAGAGTTTCCAGAATCAATATCAAACCAATCATCTATGTTTCCAAGTCTTTGATCCCATAAAGAATTTTGCACTTCAAAAAATGTAGCAGTAACACCGCCAATCTGCGGATCAACATAACTGCTGAAATCCCTGCTACTTTCTAAAGGCATGATTATTTAGAACCTCTTTTTTTTGGAGATTTAACTTCTGAAGTTTTTAAACCAACACTTCTATCAACTTTTTTTGATACTTCTTTTTTGGTAGTTTCTTCAGCTTTATGATATCCAACCAATTGATTGCCAATATCTACATCTAATTCAACTATGTCTCCAGCAGAAACTTTTTTACCTGCCGCCATAGTGTCTTTTAAAATTAAGTAATTTTTCATATTTAAGATGGTGGAGTTTCCCCCACCATTCCATTTAAGCATTAACTAATTAGTCGCTTGATTTACAGAAAGAAACTGCATGTCTTACAGCTACATCGCAAGTCTGAAGAGCAACAATTCTAATTGTTCCAGATTTTGAATGAGTGAAAGGGTCAACAGTAATATCAAGTGATCCATAAAGACCAATTAATAAGTCTGCAAAATTACCAAAGTAGTAATCACCAGCAGTAACTTGATTAGATCTGACAACGTCATAGCCATTAATTTGACCATCGCTACCAACTATCATTTGACCAAAGCTACTAGCTTTATCTACAGTTTTGAGAGTTCCCCAATCTGAAGGTTTAGCAATATATCTTAGATTACCTTGTAAAGCATTATCAGCACTTACAGCACTTTCCATAGCTACTAATTCAGCAAATGTTGGTGTAGCAGCAGCAAAAGTTGTTGTGTTAATACCTGAAGTTGCAGAAATACCTGTTGGCTGTCCTGAAGAACCAGAACCAGCTAAAGCACCTAAATCAATTGCAAGAGCAATAGCTTCAGATAGATCATTTCTTACTAAGTTTTCAACATCTAGGCTAGATTGTTGAAGCATAAGTCTAGTCATTTCAGTATGTCCACCAATTACTTTTGGAGACATTGTTACTGAACCAACTGTAAATTCACTTTCTGTACTATCACCGCCTTCAGTTGCTATCCAATTAGCAGAAGAAGCAGCAGTTTTCTTAGGTATTACTACGTTACCTTGTAATCCTCTAAGCATAGTTGCACCAGCGTTCATTACTGATGATTTGTTTCTTAGTACGTCTATGAAGTCTCCACCTCTGTAGTCTTGAGCTACTAAAGATGAATCATCGGATGTATTTAAGTCTCTTTTGACCCATGTTCTAAGCATATCTGAAGGCATCATAATACCTTGAGCAGTTTTACCTTGTTGTCTTGCAGCTTCATTAGAACATTCGAATTCAAATGCAGCAGCTTCTTGAGCACGTCTGTCTGTTGGATTTGCTAAAGCATTAATAGCCCTCACTAATGAGAATTCTCTTACTTCTTCTTTAGTCATACCAATTTCTGATGGAGTTTCTAAAGGAGTGTCATTAGAAATATTATCTAATAATAAACCTCTAAATTCTTCAACTGAAATGCCTTCACCAATTGCTTTATGAGCTAAATCTCTTTTATTGTGTTTAGCCGCTAAGTCTAAAATCTCTTTTGAGTTTTTAGCCATTTCTTTTTTAGCAGCATCAGCACT